ACTAAGCATGAGATAGAAAAAATTATCCTGCCCTTAAGAACTGCGCTTTGATCTCATCTACTATCTTAAAGATATGCTGGATCTTAGTCTCCAGAGTAGTAACTTTCTTATCTAGATCGTTAATCTCTTGAACTAGTTCTCTACGGATAGCATCTTCTCTCTCGTACATATCAGAGATAACCTTGTCATATCGAGCCCGAATATCCGCTTCCCGCTTATCTTGTTTGAGTTCCCGTTCATCTGCTCTTTTCTGTAACTGTTGATTCTGCATGTATAAGAAAGCAGCGAAGGCTATATTAGCACCACCATTTAACAGGATATTGATTAAGGGCTCTTCCATTACAGACTCCAGGAGATTATCCCGCTAGCAATCGCATTAGCGATTATTCTAAGGGATTCTAGATTTAATAGATCTCTATGGGTATCCATGAACAGAGGCTCGCAGCAGATAGCGATCGGATCATCTACTCCTTTAATCGTGTACCATGCATTCTTAGTCCAATCTCCGGAGGAACACTTCTTCGGTAGACATCTAACCAGGCCTGGGAGAGATGCTCTGCTCATCCTGTCACATATCGCAGAGGCTAGATTACTTCCTTTTTGGCTTCCCATATGGAAGAAAGAAGCGTAATCACCTCCTCCGCTATTGAGATGGAGAGCGAGATAAACCTGCTGCTCGTTCTTAAATCGCTTAGAGTATTTGTTAATTCTCTTATGCCTATCAGGATAGAACCCATCCGAAATAGGGAGAACCTTTACTCCGTTCTTTAGTAACTTCTCTTCTATCATGAGAGAGAGATACCCAGTGTACATCGCTTCCTTACCCATACCAAATAGGGGAGCAGGATCTAGAGATGCTCCTCTATCGTTTGGGCTATTGGGCTTCCCTGCATGCTGTCTATCTATGAATACTATCATAAGCCTACTATACTCCGTTATTCTATGAAAGGAGGGAAAGATTATTTGCGTATCGATACCAGAGGATTATCCTCAATATGCAGAACATATCTCCAGCGATTATCGCTCCATGACTTGCTAACGATCTGACATTTATGGTCCGTTAATCCGACTCTCTCAGAAGTGATAGATACAATATCTCCAAGGTCTAGATATCCATACTTCGGTGCAGCAGAGATCTCGATAGCGTAGTTCCCTAAAGCATGGGCTCTAATCTTATCTCTAGCAATCCGGATAGCAGTCTGCAGATCATAAACGAAGGGAGCCTCTATAACCTTCTCTCGGATTCCGTACCGGGTAAAACTGATGTAAGCAATCGGATCCCGATACTTAAGAGGTTCATCTTCTACCAATAAGGGATCGATAGTAACTTGAGATCTGTAGGCTCCTGTCATACCTGCGTAAGAGAATCGAATGGTTATCTTATTGATAATCTCACCTTCTAGAGGAGTTAACGGAGAGATTATCTCTAGTTCTCCGCTCTCTAGTAGATGATGAGTAGGGATTATCTCTTGGGAGTATGTATAGAGATTAAGGGCTACCTTTATACCATTCCCTCCCATTACTACCATAATAGGAAGCATGCTCCATATATTTTGCTGGATCCAATCTAGAGCAGGTATATCTAGATCGTTTACATAGCCTCCGAACTTGTACCGATCTAGCACGGGAGCGAGCCCATTCCAGGAAGAGTAATCGTATAATAAATCTGTTTTCTCCAATACGTAGAGAGAGAGATCTACAGCACCTTGTAAAGGTCCATCCCCCATTATACTAGGAATACCACCTCTAGATCTTCCCCATGAAGCGTAATATTGGAAGGCTATCTCCGGGCTAGATACCTGAAAGTTATCGTATTGTGTATTAGTTCCCTCTGGGCTTCCTACAATTAGATAGAAGGGTACGTAAGCATGTAAGAATCCTTTACTATCTACCGCAATCTCTACGGGATTCGTAAAGGAGCCTCCCTGACCATCGAAGATTTTAACTAGAGATGTTCCGGGGTTCATAACTTGATGGTATGCAACTTGGAAGTATTGAGTCTTAAGAGTAACAGTTCCTCCAGCCTGGTAGCAGGGAGTAACTCTTAACTCATCATTTAAGGAGATGCTCCCAGCCTGCTCTCTTACACTGGTTCCAAGTTCTCCAAATACGAAGGGTACTATTTTTCCTCTACTCTTCTCAATGATATCGATAGCGTAATTATCTTCAATGATAACGTGTTCCTCTCCCAGTAACTTCGCTTCTCTTACGTTTACAGAATTCTCGATAGTGAACGCTACTGTACCCTTCTGAGCATCCGGGGATCCGAAGATAGCATCTAGTGCTCTACCCTTAAAGATTCCGATTCTATCCTGCTGAGTGAATTTAGTTTTACCTTCGATTACAATCACCATCGATAAAGTGCAGATAGCATCGTTAATAGTTCTCCCCTTAAGGAACTCTGAGACCCAATCCACCTCCTCGAAAGTCAGTTGGAGAGAGATGGTATTAGCCTCTAGATCTACTCCTAGGAGATCGCTCTGCAGATTAACCGGAGGATCGGAAAGGGCTCCTCGATATGGGATAACTGTATTCTCTACATTATCCTCTATATCAATAGGTACAGTAGAGAATCGATAGATCGCTCCGAAATATTCTATATCCAGGAGAAAGCAGATATCTCCCTGCTCGATATCGCTTCTCTTAATCGTATCCATTACTCTATCTCCTCTAGATTTACAGTAGCTACTCGGAACATTTCATCTATCATTTCTTCCCCTATAACGCTCTCTACTGTAACCTCTCCAGTAGTTCTCGCAAGCATATGCTGCTCTCTGCGGTTAAGGATAGCCTCGTTCTCACCATCTAACCCAGTCCGGAAGGCTGCTACATCTATAGAAGGGAGATATACAAGAGGCTCCCGGTTACTCAGATAGCGAAAGATACCATGCATGAGATAAGGATCTCCGTAGTTTGCTATGGGCTGGGATCCTGCGCTCTGTGATATTTGCCAATAATCGGGCTCTAGTTGATTTAATCGAGTAGTATCGATGGGTTCAGTCCAGGCAATACTAGCAGTTCTCCTTCCTGCGCTCATCTTACGAGAGAAGAACATACCATCGAGAGTCTCTTGGGCTTGGATATTGGGAGAGAATGTAATCGATCTCCCTCTCTGATACTGAGGAGCAGGGAAGGCTACGGAGCCCATTAGAAGAGATCCGATCTGGAAGTATCCCTCTAGAGTAGTCTGTACTGGAATCTCGATTGCGAGAGCGTATTGTCCTAAGTTCACTCCATCTAATCTGCTCTTAATAAATGTGATACTATCCGGGATTAATTTAAATGTTCCGGATGCTGGAATAGTGCTAGGATCTGTAAGGCTGGTATCGTACTGGAGTACAGTCTGCTTAACTGCGCTGCTATTTGTCCAGATGCCTTCGCTATTCATACGAATTTTAACTATCTTCGTAGTCTCTCCGCTCTTGAGTTCTGCTCTCCATCCAATAGCCTCTCCATATCGGAGTAGAAACTTCTTACCAGTATCGTTAGAGATAAGGCTATTCCCCTTCTTTATATAGGTACCGTTAAATCCTTCGCTTATATCTACATCTGCTAATACAGTCCATGCAGCACCATCCCAAGACTGGAGAGAGAACTTACGAAAGTTTATATTAGCAAGATGTACTCCTAGAACATCTGAGAGGCCTAGATTCTTTTCTGTCTCTTGCACTACTGGATCTATAAAGAGAGGGATCCGGGCTTGGGTTCCTGCTCCTGTACTTCTCCAAGTAACTCTCGGAGATAGAGATATACCGTGGAAGATGTTCTCTATAGCGTAATCGTATCGAGGAGTAATCTTGTATTCATCTTCTCCCCTTGCTGGAGAATCCTTCGCTGTTATTGCTAGTCCCTGATCTATATACTGATACTCTCCCAATGGAGGATACTTCGCTCCTCTGAGAGTAAACTTACCGAGCCCAGCCTGCTCTCCTGAAGTAATAGAGACCTCCTGCCAATGAGACTCGAAAGTAAGAACCCCGGAGGATGAAAAGTGTCCCCATTCTACAGTATTACCCGCTCCGCTCGCTCCCTTCGTAATACCGGAGATGGATTCGAGAGTCCACTTCTTAGCTTGGGCTCCATCTGCGGTTCTGTAATAGATCTCCGCATCTGTATCGAAAAGCCCTATAACTATCTCCGTGGATTCTGTCATATCATGAGAGATAGTAGCCTTCACTCCTGCAGAGTCTCTAACTTGAATAGTGGTAGTAGAAAATCTTAACTGTAACTCTGTACTATTGGTGGTATCATCTTGGAAGATCTTAAGGGCTATAAAATCATTAGATACTAGTGTATTTTGATCTACTTTTAATCTCACTCTTATAACTTGACCTTCATCAAAATATCCCCCAGAGTGAGCATAACTATAATTTCTAGCATTTAAAGAGGTAGTAATATTTAATCCATCACCATCTAGAGCTTGGGTTCCCGTTCCCGTGGTAGTATATTGGCTAGAAGTAGCAGGGAGCATAACCGGGATATAAGTACTCTCCCATACTAGGTATTGATAGAACGGAGGATTATCCGATCTCGCTGGATATGAGAAGGAAGAGTAACCTCCGAGGGCTAGACTCCATACACTGTTAGTATTGTGTCCAAATATCTTAGCCCTCCCCTCATGAACACATGAGGAGAGATTCTGTAATCGATCGGAGTTACTTCCATAGTCTAATATAAATCCGTTAGATGCTGTGGTAGTTCCTCCGCTCGCATATCTCCAAGAGGCTCCCATATCCTCAGAGTAGAATCCGATTAGCCTACCATCTCCGAACTCTTGAGCAATAACCCAGATTAAGCCATCTTGAAAGAAAGCAGTAACATTCCCTCCGCTCATTACATTTGAAGTTATACTAGAAAAAGTTGTTACACTGCTCGAGATTGTGTTCTTATTCGCAGCGGTCCAAAAAGAAGAGGATAATCTAATACCTGGATTAGGAATTTTAGTAAAGTTTAATTCTTGAGTATCTGAGATATAGGCTACTCCGATAGTACCATCCGGAAGGGTTACCGGGCTAGGCTGGTGTAAGAATCCATCTGATACACTAGAGATCTCATCTACTGTAGAGAAAGTAGTACCTCCATCTCTAGATACATATTGAGCTAATCTATTTGTATTGCTAGTCTCCAGCTCAATAAATAGAAGTACTGTATTATCTACCGTTACAAGTTTCATCTTTTTAGGCTGATTAGAACTAGATGCGATAGAGTCTACTAGACCTCTAGGAGAGATCTCCTTCCATGTATCTCCATCATCTAGAGATCTATGGACTTTAATATTAACTGCGTTCTCGTTTGTATATTGGAAATATGCTACCAAAAGACTCCCATCTTGTAATCTAGTAATCGCAGGGAGTCCCAGGCTAGAGGGAGTAGTAACTAGAATTATACTCTCGAAATTATTTAATAAATCAATACTTCCGTTCTGCTTCTGTCTATGTAGAGAGATTGTATATCGATTGGTAGAGTCTAGAATCTCCGAGATTACCCATATAGATCCATTTAAATCGCTCACGCAATCGCTATAGAAATAGGATCCAACTGCAGTACTAGAGGAGAACTTAAAATATCCGCTCTCTGTTAGAATATGGGCTGCATCCTTACCGAGTTCTATATTATCTTCTCCTTTCCATTTAAAGCGGGCTACTCCGGGGAGACCCCCTTGGATAGTCTCTACTGTGATCTCCTCACCTTGAGAACCGATAGAAGATAGTGTAAGGTTAACTCCATCGCTCTGCGCTTCCGGTACTCCTGCTCTCGGGTTCGCTTGAGTATATTGTGATTGAGCATCCCATAGATTATCCTTCGATATCGATATTGTGGGGATAAGGAAGCCTCTTAAATAGTCTGGAGTTATATTAGCCATCTTAATATCCTTTTATTCCTACTTGTCTAGTTTGTTGGATTCCTAGATCTCTAGCGAACCTTCCAAAGTGTTTAAAGGGTTGGATTACTACAGTCTGTACAGAAGCGGAGCCTCCCTGCTGGAGATTCCGTACTCCCTGCTCTCCTCCCATCCTGCGTACTGTTGCTCTATCTAGAATAGCCTCTCCTCTCAATACTCTAGCGTTCGCTTCATCTGGAGCCATCCCTCCCATATGAAAGGAGGGCATCTGCTGAGACATAACGACACCAGCCTGGGCAACTCCTGTAGCGACTGCGAGAGCAGATTGGATAGCATTGAATGGAGAGATTAACTTCTGAGCGGCTACCACTGCCTCTGCAGTTCCCATAGCAATCTCAGCAAGGGCCATACCCTTTCGGAAGTTAAAGAGCCCTCTTAAATTCTTCTGCTCTTTCTCATATGCAGCCCTCTCGATATCGCTCATTGCTGCGATCTCTTCCTGTTTATCCTTCATCGCTTGTACATCGATCTCGTTACCCTTAATTCTCATCTCTGTAAGTTCTGCGAGGGCTCCTCCTAGTTCCAGGGCTCCATCTAGATTCTCTCTTAAGCCCTCTCTTCTCTGCGCTTGGAGTTCCTCTTCCTTCTTTTTAAGTTCATCGATCCGCTCGAGATCTTTATTATGGAGCATCTGCTTAATAATATCTGCAGCGAGTTCCTCTTGCTCTGTAATCTCTCCGAGTTTCTCTATCTCTTCGATTCTCCTACCGAAGGCTAGAGCCTCTCTCTGCTCTTCGCTCATGAAGGCTTCTATCTGAAAGTCCTCTAATTTCTTATTGGCATTGATCTGTCTATCGAAGAATCTATTCTCCGCTTCGATTAGAGCCTCCATAGCATCTAGTTCCTCTTGTACTAGATCTAGGCTCTTCTTAGCAGGCTTAACTCCCTTCTCCTTCGCTGCTGCTGCTGCCTCCGTAGCATCTGCTAATTCTTTTTCTAGGGTTACCATCTCTTGAGCAGTCTCTACCGCTTCCGATTGCATAGCCTCTATCGCTTCTCTCTGCTTTCGTTGCTCTGCGATATTAGCCTGAAGAGCCTTCTCCAGTTTTCCAAGTTCTGCAGCCTGGGCTAATCCTTCCTGAGTGAGGTCTAGATTATTCTTTACATTCTGAGTCTGTAACTGTAGAGTACGTAATCTTTCTCTCTCTCCTTCTGAGAGTACTACGTTAGACTTACCTGCAGCGATATAAGAATCCTTAAGGCTCTCAATAGTTGCCAATAGAAGTTCACTCTCCGAGATGCTGCTTTGGACCGCTTCAATATTACCCCGGAATGATTCGTTAGCGGCTTCTCCTGCTTTCTGTAACTCGAACTCATACTCGGAGATCTGACCCGTTAGCAGTTGATATTCCAATCTCTGTTCTCGGAGTTTCCCTGCAGCATCGATGAGGTTATTCTCTTGCTCGTTCTGAGATTCGATTAGAGCCTTCTGAGCATCCCGGAGGGCTAGAGTAGTCTCTCTTACCTTCTCTAGTTCCGCTTGATGGGCTACGTATCCAAGAGTTAAGGCTCCTATCGCTATTCCTCCTGCTACTACTAGAGGATTAAGAGCAGCGAAAGACATAGTTAACCCTTCTGTAACTGCGAACATATCCGCTATACCATCTGCAGCTTCTGCTAGTTGAGGATTAACACCTCTAAGAGCGAGCCCTACAGAAGAGAATCCCCTATCAATATCTCCGGAAGCCTCTCCAACTCTCTCTAATCTTTCCTCCGCTCTCCGGGCTGCATCTGCCATATCTTCGAATTCTTTCGCACCTCTGCGGGCTGCTGCTGCTGCATTCTTAGCGGCTTTAGCGGATGCATCTGCGCTCTTCTTAGCGGCCTTCTCCGCTTGCTTAAGTTGCCTATCGAGAGCGGATACCATCTTCCGGGCTTCCGCTTCCGTTACATTAGGCATCTGCTTTAATTTATTGATTAGATCTTTTAAATCCGCTTTATAAGCGATATTGATCGATCTTTTCTCTTCTGCCATTATATCCTCCGCATGAGGTCATCGGCTAGAGCCTTAACAACCTTGTTAGCAGCCTTCCTCTGTGGTTTAATCATAAGTTCATTGGCTACTCGTTTACCTTGAGGTTGGATAATATCCTGTCCTCTATTGTTTTCGGAATCTACTCCGAACTTTATAGTCCAGGAGTAAGGAGCCCGATTACGGAGATAAGCCTCAAATACTCCACCAGGGAGAATCCGGAAGCCTCTCTCGAACTTCTTCCAAGATCCCTTGGAGGTCTTTTTAAAGAAGGTAACCTCCCCTTCTGCAGTCTTACGGATTATGGGCTTCCTAACGGGCCAATCTCTTACAGCATCTTCCTCGATCTTCTTAAGAGTATCCTCTAGCACCTTCCGAGCATTGGGAGCGACCTTATCTAGGAAGCCTGTATAGAACTGCTGGAGATCTGTATCTATCTCTATTCCTGCTCTTCCCTTATTTATTTTAACGCTCATCTCTTACCCCGTATTATCTCCTCCATTCTAGCCCTTTTTATCCGCTCTTGTCTATCCTTTAATGCTTTCGGATCTTCATTCGCTAGCCTGTACTCTGCTAGCAACGATACTCGGAGATCTTCAGGGAGAGTATAATACCAAAGAGGATCCTTCCCCCATCGGAGAGAGACCCGGAGAGCGAGGAGATCTAGCCCTCCTCTCCTTCCTGCGTAAAATTTGCCCGCTCTTCTACCTCTTGCTCAGAAGGTATAACTCTCATCATCTCTAATAGAACTTCGCTCCCCATCTCGTAGACCTTCGCAGGAGTTACTCCAGCATCCAATAAGCGATCGAGAATCTTATATCCGAAGGCTATCGGATCCCCGCTCGTTACTGGATACGCTGGAAGTACTCTCTTATGGTCTACGGATACCGCAATAGCAGCAGCGCACAATCTACCAAGTTGAGCCCGGTTAAGACCTTGAGTACCCCATATGGATACAAAATCTAAACAAGTAGCAATAGAGGAAGGAATCTTCCCCTCATGCTCTCCAAGTTTCTTTAGATCTAATAGCATAGTACCTCCTTATGCTATTTATGCTGCGATTAATCCACCGTAGCATGTAAAGTTGAGCGTGAATGATGAGGGATCACCTTCTGAGAAGTCAAGAGAACACACACACTTAGACAATGTAACGAAATGATCAGCCTCAGCAGCATCTGGACTATCTGCTAAATACTTAATATCGATACAGTAGTGTTCTACGAAAGGAGTACCAGTAAGACCGGTTGAGATGTTACCAGAGTAGAATCCATTCTGATTAATGAAGTCTCGGATACTTCCGGCTTCTGATGCATCTGTAAACTGTCTAAAGTGGAAAGAGAAAGATCCTGTTTTCGCTTGCTCATCTTGCTTACGAATAGCGGAGAAGTTACCTCGGTCCATTACTACCAGTTCCGAGAACTGCTGAGGATCTGAGAAAGTAAAGTTCCCATCTTCGTAGGCTACTTCGAGAGTTACAGGTGTTCCAGTTCCATCGAGAAGAGTGATAACACCATCTCTTTTAGTCTTGGGAATTGTTGAATATGCCATGAGGGCCTCCGGGGATTATGATTAGTATTTTAACCGATTGAATTAGATAGTGTGAAGGATATTAAACGATAAAGTTATCAGGATATACTCTTGGGAATCCGTAACAGATCTCTCGGATGCTGTGTATCGAATTGTGAACTCGTTATCCGTAGCATAGGCTTCTAAAACCTTATTGATTACCTGCTCTTCTACATCTAGGCTAGCATCGTAATCCGTAGGATAAATATCTAGAGGCCTCAATCGATGAGAGAAAATTACCTGCATAGGAGTGCTAAGATATACTCCTACCGCTCTCCTCTGTCTCTCTTCCATTGCTACGGAGGAGGCTACAGAGATAGAGAAAGCCTTATGGGCTACAGTGTTCTCCGTTCTCCCGAAGAAGTCCGGAGTATGCTTAGATTCTTTGAACCCGGAGAGAGTCTCTATCTTAGTAGCGATAGCCTTCCGGATGCTAGAGAGGGATTGAGCCATTATCTTCTCCTCATCCTTCGGGAGAAACTTCCGTTACTATTTAAGAAGATAACAGGCTGCTTAGCTACTCGATCGTTAGGGTTACCAGTCTGACCATCGTGATTATGGTCATAGATAAAGTTAATCCGCTTCCAATCATCCTTATACTGTGCGAAGTGCTCATTAGCGAGATCTAGATATCTTCCGTTGCTTTGTCCTAGGCTAGAATGGAAGTCTCTGAAGATATAATAGAGAGCGAGATTCTGATGAGCAGACCGGAAGGCCTCCGGGCTCATCACTAAATATTCTAGCCCTCCTCCTTCGGTTCTCATTCTCTGTACCATCGTAAACCAGGCCTCGTCTATGTAAGTCTGATACGAAGTAAGGTTAGAAGGTCTAATATCTGCTAGTTGAGAATAAGTAGCAGTTAAATCTCCATCCGATACTACTGGATATAACCTTCTTAATACTACTGCAGCCATTCTACGAAAAAGATAAACCTCTCCTACAATTGTAATCTTCCACTCCTGCAGATATCCTTCTCCGAGGACCAGGCTATCATCCAAACTCGAAGGAGAATGAACGTAAGTAGGTATATTAGCAGGGAAGGAAGCAGCAGCATCATCTATTAATTTGGTTTGATCAGGTTTGTAGAGAGTATATCTTACTTCTGTTGGAACTGCTAGCACTCCATCTCGATAGATCGGAAGAGTTGTAGTATTACTTTTACCCCGTTCTAAGAGTTCAGGGATCTTGATCTGCGGTGCGTATGGAGTGCTAGTAGGCATTACCTATTCCTCATCAAATATTAAAGTAGCAGTAGCACTAGCTACTGAGGACTGCAAGAAAATAGAATCGATTCTATTATTACCTCTCGCTAACTTTTGACTATGATATTCGTTTACTTTTATCAGAGCTTTATCCGCTCCAAGAGTTACTCCATCTGTACCTACAGAAGTAAAATATATATCTTCTGTATTACATGCAATTTTTACATTCCTAGAACTACTTGGTAATTGTACCTCTAAGCATACTGTATTAGTAATTGATACTACTTTTACAATTGGATAATTATTTTGACTTCTTAGATCTACTGCCATTATTGACTCCTATTTTATCTCTTTATAAAGTTCGATTCCCTTCTGCTTAAAGGACTCGATAAATAATAACATATCTTCTCTAATCTTGTAGTGTTCATCGATCTTAGCCTTAATCTCCGGAATATGCTGGGAGTTTTGCATTCTTCCTACTGCCTTCTGATGGCTAAGGCTCTCTAGTTCCCAGAAGTGTGGTTCTATAGGTTGGAGAGTTCCATCTAGGATTAAAGAGCAGGACCATTTAAGGAAGGATTCTCTATCGAAATTTTTAATAACTCGATTCCCTACCACTCTTACAGATTGCCACTTAGCGCAATGATAGTAACCGTTACGCACTCTGTATTGATGTATATACTGATACTTCGCAGGATCTAGATATATCCATCCTCTCTGCTGTAGATTCCCAATCCGAGAACCTGCGTTACCTCTCTCTCCCTGTATCTGATGTACTCCATTTACTCCGGGGATTATATGCTCCATACGGATATTGGGAACGAAGAAGAATTTACTCTCTACTTTTGTAGTCTTGCCCTTGGTTACTTCTAGATCGAAGTAATGATAACTCCAGTTGGTAGGATGCCATTTATAAAAGAATGGATGGTTAGCCTGCTCTGGGAGTAACTCTTGCTGCTTTGATTGGACCGGAGCCCAGGGCTGGGGATTATAACTCATTGTGTGTACCTCATTGAAAGTTAAAACGAGGGGAAGAGCAGAAGCCCTTCCCCATATTGTAATCCGTTAAGATTAGCTTAAAGTAGCGATCTCTACACCACGCTCATCAGAGATAATTGCTATCCCTAAGTAAGCATGACCTACGATCTGAGTTAGTGCAGAAGCAGCATTTCGATCCATCTCGATCATAACTTCTCCCATCTGCATAGATTCAGCAGCACCCGGAAGAGCAGAAGGCATACCAGTGGCAAAACCAATAGCACCAGGAGCAAACATAGCACCCTGGTAGTTAGAACCACCATCTTGAACATAAGAAGATGTGTAAATCTCTACGCCCATGAAAGATCCTTTATAGTGAGAACCTTTAGCGGCTAGGGCCTCGAAAGATGCAGGAGCGAAGGCTACAGCACCAGTCTCACCACGGATACTATCTTGTAATTCTGCGTATTGTGCAGGATGCAATACACAAACATAAGGACCCGGGGCACCTTTATTAGAATCCGCAGCCTCTAGAGCCTGGATAGCATCTTGGAAGATATCTACAGTCAAAGCAGAAGCGGAGCCTACTTGAGCAGTGAATCCGGAGAATACAGCAGCAGTAAGTTTAGCGAAGAGAGCATCGTAAGATTTAGAGATGTGTTCTGCGATACGGAATGGATCGATATCTTGACCCATACCAGTCATAGTAGCAAGATCTGTAATAGAGTAAGCAAGAGAGTTACGCTTACATACTACATCTACGTGACTATCTACGAGAGCAGTATTCGCTACGGCTCCATCTTCAGTTCCAGCAGTAAAAGCAGAGAATCCATCTTCACCATCGAGGAACGCTTTACGGACTCGGATTGTGTCAGAGCCTTGACCATTAATTGATCCTACGAAGTCTACGAAGGGAGTGTTACGGAGGTTTACGGAATCCTTGAGTAATAAGCGGATTTCCATAGATATCATTTGAGCGAGTCTTAAATCACCGACCAGCCCATTATTAGTAATTTCATTTGCCATTTTAGCACCATTAGAAGAAAGGGGAATAATATATTTATCTGGGCTCTTCTGCTGTTCCGGGAGCGACCCTACCCAATAGAAGTATAAACGATATAAACAGGACTAGCAAGAGGTAAAAAAAAACCCCTCGAGGAGAGCGAGGGGAAGGGCTTGGGGAGGTACGTCCGAAGCCCTTTTTTTAGGGAGTGTGTGAGGATTACAACGATACTACGATCTCAGCACCTGTAACATTGATTACAGATTTAACCTTAAGATTATTAGCATCTGTCAATTGTACATCCAATTGAATCTTATTACCGTTACTATCATATGCAGAGCAGTGAACGATCTTCTCACCGAGACCATGATTCAAAGTTACGAAAGTATTAGCGGTTAAGTTCTGAGGAGCGAAAGTACTGCGGAAGTCAGACTTCTGAACCAATACAGCACCGTTAGTAACTGTTGCCATATTACCTGCTGCAGAGTCTGCAGTAATAGCGGCTTGGGCTCTTGCTGTAGTGAAAAATAATGCTGTGCTGGATTCTGTCAAGTCTGCAGTTTCTGCATCCAATGAGAATTGACCATTAGCACTATTATAAGCAAGACCATCTCCAGCGGCAAGAGCATTTCTGGCTCTTGTATCCGTAAAATATAACCGGCTTCCTTCTGCGATATTCGAAGTTGTAGCATTGAGAGAGTATTCTCCACCATCGAAACTTAAACCAGTACCAGCAGAGAACTGATTAAAGATAGAACTTAAGGCTACACTCATTACACCAGCAGAAGATTTAGTAAGAAGTTGGATATCTTCTGATAAAGTAGCAACGGTTAGAGAGGCTCTGGCTCTTGCATCCGTGAAGTAGAGGTTACCGTTCTCGGCTACATCTCCCGTATCGATTGACATAGAGATAACACCAGTAGAACTATTGTAAGCAAGGATATCACCAGATACAGAGATGCTACTTCTCGAGCGGGCTGCTGTATGGTAGAGGTTGCTACTTCCCTCGGAGATTCCATCGCTATCAACATTCAGAGAGTAAGTACCGTTAGAACTATCGTAAGATAATCCAGTACCAGCAGCGAAGAATCCTCGGATCTCTGCTTGGTCTGCAGTGAACTCTCCAGTACTAGCATTATAGTTAATACCAGCAGATGCGGATAAAGCGGCTCGAACTTCAGCAGCAGTTACATCTCCACCTTCAATCTCTGCCCAGTCTGCAGTAGTACCAGCGGTTCCACCGTTATGGATAAAGGTCTGTGCACGTCCAGAGACTGCAGTCAAGATGATAATATCACCCTCTTGTTTTTCATCTCCGGAGGTATAGTTAGCACTTACCCAAGCGGAAAGAGATGCAGCAGAAGTATCTACGCTTACATCTGTAATAGTAAGAGGCTTCAATTTTAATTTAAGATCTCCACCTTCTGTTACAAGTTCTGCATAGTTAGCAGAGTCTGAAGCGATACCGACTACAGAATTAGCCTCTAAGTAAGAACGGGTAACAGCGTGGTTATCAGCGGATGGGGCTTGGTTAAGTTGTACCACGCCTTCAAAAATATTAGTTGGTGCAAGAAATTGCATTTTTAAACTCCATATATAGATTAAGAGGGATTCTCCCCTCGCTCTCTATACTATCTCAGTAATATCAGTCCCGAGAGTGAAATTTGGAAAGATATTCTTACCTGGTTATCGCTATTATGAGTAACGGAGCCCTCTGCTATAGTCCCATCACTTAAGATGATTTGGACCATTGGCTTATATCCGAGATTATGGGTTATCACTATCTGATTAGTATTAGAGAAGGCCTGTACTATGGGCTCTGAGTTTACACTAGGGATATATCCGAGCATCATTCCTCCGAGAATACTAGAGTAACTGTAGCAGAGGAAGCGGATTGAGTAGAGATATAGATTGCATCGTGTCTATTTCTACCTCTTCCGAGATGGATACTCTGCTTGGCCTCTCTTGCGATGAAGTCTTTATGGGCTCCTAGAACTACTCCATCTTCTCCACTGCTGGACCAGTATAATTTATGAGTCTGCGCTCCAATCTGCATAACTCTTGCGCTCTTAGGTACTAGTACCTCTGTAGCAGTCTGGTATACTGTGAGAGTTTTCACAATTGGATAAATGTTAATACCTTGCAAGTCAAGGGCCATAGGTACCTCCTAGAATGTATCTTTAATAGGTTCGAGTTCTCTTCTGCTGTCTCCAGGCTTTCACAATAGCCTCATGATTCTGCTCGTAGAAGTCTAGATCTCCGCTTTCTACTCTCTTCAGGATATCTCCGCTCTGTACGGGAGCAGGCTTCGCTCCTGTATTCGTTCTAGGAGGAAGGAGAGATGGGCTCTCTGCTGGTTCCGCTTGGGCTACTGGTTCGGATTCTGCGCTCTGTGTAGATTCTGCTGCAGCCTCTGGAGTTGCGTTCGCTTGGAGATGAGGTCTAAGAACCATTGGAGCCTCCGCTGGATTCTCTTTAATACCTTTAATCCAATCCTCTAAAGAATCTTCGCTATTTGCTCTACTATAAGCCCACTCTACAGCATCTCTAAGATCGGGATCTGTAAATCCCATATCCGATAACATAGAGACCCGGCTATATTTGCTCTCCGCTTCCTGTAGAGATTGCTCTAGAGTAGAGACCTTCTCTTGTAATGTAGAGATCTTGGTAAGTTCTCCGGATTGATTATCTAGAGTATCTTGGAGAGCCTTCGCTGCCTCTTCCGCTTGGATTGCTCTAGCACTGAGTTTAGAGATTCGATCCTTAAAAGCAGCCTCGATATCTGCCTTAAGAACGTACTCCACTCCCTCATGATTAATTGTTTTCATTGTTTGTACCTCCGTTATTATGGTTCCTTTGTGTAATATATCGAATAAATGAAGATTCTGCTAGAATCTTATCATCCCAAGGCATCTCCCAGGCTATATCGAGAAGGGGCTCTATATTTTGGAGCGGCAACCAATGATCGTTAGCGTTCATCTCCTCTAGTATCTCCCTTCTCTTCTCATAATAGCAGCAGCCCGGATGGACTAGTCTAACGTACATAGAGAGAGCCCAATCCTCACAAGATATCCACTCTATAATAGAGTTCTTAATCTCTTCGATGGGCTGGTTACACTCTTCGCAGTTCATTACATAAACTCCGCTCTCTCTCTTCGAATCTGAAGGAGATACTCTCTAGCCTCTCTCTGATCCAT